AGTAGCACGGTGAGCAACCTCTTCTGTGGTCGTGTGGATCGCGTTCAGCTTCTCTTGAGCAGTAGCAACAGCCTCTGTTGCTCTAGCAATTTGTCCTGTATCACCTGATTTATTAGCGGCATTGAGTGCAGCCTGAGCATCCGCAAGTTCAAGAGTAAGCTGATTGCGCCTATTGAGTGCTGTATTCAGCCTGTCGACAGTATCCTGCTGCTGAGTGATAGTAGGGTCGATCTTAAGCTGAGGCATCTTAGGAGGCTCGGGCATGGGCGTCATAGCACCGCCCCCCTCCGCCGCAAGCATAGCGTTATCTTTCATCCAGTTCTGCAGAGCTACGTCTGCTGCAATAATTGCTCTCCCGTAATTACCAAACCTATCCTCCGCTGCCTTTATGACGGTATTGAATACCGTCTGGTCATGTCCAGCAGCGACTGCGTCAGCAACGTACTGCTTGAGACTCTGACCTGAAGAGGTTGTAGCATTGTCCAGCAAGTGGTACTTATTAGCCCACTCCTCAGTAGCCTTACCCCCCTTTGAGAACTGCTCCACCAGTTTATTAGTAGTCTTGACCACGTCCTCGTTGGACAGTCTGGCTATCTCGATGCCAAGGTTTTTGATTCTGTCACTGACAGCATCAGCTGCAGGGGGCAGGTTGCGAAGAGACTCCTCTACCTTGCGTGACTCACCAGGCCACAAGTTCATCTCTTCACGGGATGACTTAATACTGGCAGTGATCCGCGCAATGGAATCGGTACCACCGGTACCCATAATGACCATTTCATTCGCGGCTTGCTTAATAGCATTAGACGTAGCAATCCACTCATAGGCTAAATAGCCTACCGCTGCAGCCGCTGCTGCCGCTGCTGCAACCATAGCCGTGAGCTGTAAGTTGGCCGCCGCCATCTTAGCAACAATAGATGCCAACGTACCATCGAACTGACGCCAGCGACCTGCTAGGGTCTCATCGACCATAGCAGACAACTTCCTTGCTGCGAGGTCGGCCGAGATGCCTAGGTTGCCGATCTTCGATGCTAATCCAGTAGCTGCCGTTCCAGCTGCTGTAGTCCCTGCCGTAACGTTGTTAGCGGCTGTTCGAGCAGCATTGCCAGTAGCAGCAAAGGCAGCTTGAGCTTGAGCCTGGGAGGAACTTACTGAAGCAGCAAACGCATTCATCGCCGCAGCAGCCTGAGCCATCGCAGCTTGGAACTGTGCTACGTTTGCAGTAATATTAGCGTTTACTGTCCCAGACATCCCGACTTACCCTCTGACTGAACCGCCACGTATCTGAAGGAACTCAAACAGTTCCTTCCCTTTTATGGGTGCTTCTATTCCAACCGATCCTCTGCCACTACTACTGCCACTGCCTCTGCCTTGACCGATGAGGCCGTGAGAAGCTGCAATGACGACAGATGAAGGAGGGACCTTACGCCAGTATTCACGCAAAGCTCCAAGCCTTGGGAGTGTGATTGTTTCCTCCACACGATCCCAATCTCCTCCGCAGATCCCAAGAGCGGTTAGTTCAGCTGTGATCGCGTCCCAGTTTCCGTCGAATCCGTCAGAACTAGCGGGCCCGTTACTATTGGGCCCGCTCCCCCGTTTGGGACCTCGTCCTTGAGGAAGCCTGAAATCTCTAGGTATCGGTTGAATATACCTGTGAGATTTTCGACCTGGTCGCGTGTCATGTTGTCCTCAGCTTCCTGAGGATCGATGCCAGCAGCATCACACAGCAACTTCACGATAGTGTCAACGCGTGCTACGTGAACCTTCATGAAGTCGTCGGTGCCTACTTTATCAGCACCTCCGGCAGCTGTGATCATCTGCTGCATATCCGAAGCATTGCTTGTGATCTTAGGCAATGCTGTCCAGATCTTCTTCAGCATCTTCAGAGGGGCTGGGCGGATCTCGTACTTCTTCTCACCCACCTCGAAGATCAACGTTTCTTTCTGTGTCTCTTTCTGTAACGTGCTACTCATTTTCTTATTCCTCCATTTGTCCTCGAGAAAACTCCGCCCCTTACGGGAGTGGGAACTCAAGTAGGGGCGGAGCCCTTCGACCGGAGAGGGAGAGAGGGAGAGGGAACGAGTTCTTCGGGGGCTTCCAAAAGGGACCCGTTCCAATAAGTGTGCCTGCCTCTCCCCTCTGTTTACTGCGTTGTACTGAACTGGTAGACTTGCCCTCCTGCGCTAGCATAGGCTGTGAAGTCAAGTTCCGGGATCATGTAGTCATCAAGCTTCGACGCGAAGCCTAGCTTGGTACTTGCACAAGAGTACAAGACCAACGTCATATTGTTGTTCTCGTACTTCTCTGTGAAGATAGCCTGGAAACGAGGACTGAAGCCCATCAACTGGTTCTGAACCAAGATGGTCTGACCCGTCGTAGTAGACGAGTACGCATAGTCAAACAGCATCGCCATAGTATCTGTCGTGTAGAAGTGGTAAGTACCTCCGGCGCTCACCTGATAGGTGCCTGCCACAGTGGGCGTTACAGCTACCAGTGATAGAGGCAATCCCGTTGCCTGGTACCTAACCCCGAGGTCAAAGAGGAAGTTTGTACCGTTAGCTACGGTGACCGTACCTGATGTAGGCGTACCAATCTCGTCGTTACTGAGGATCACCTGTCCTGCAGTAGGAGTAGTACCGAAGAACAGGTTGCTGAACTGGACAGCAGAGATCTGTGCCAGCTTAGCCTTCCCTACGATCTTCGTTTTGCCTCGAGCGGTGTCAATCGGGAAGGTGTACTGTGAGAACAGCTCCTTCTGCTCACCGTCGAAGTCAATGGTGACATCCTGTAGGGCACCGAACCTTACTGGAGTAGCATTGGCAACATCATTCCGGATGCCCCAGAGGAGTCCGGAACCAAAAGCGAATTGCATGGTAGTATCCTTTCTTTTACAGCTTCAGTTCCTTCAGGGCATCACGAAGTAGGGTGAGCCTTTCTTGCAGGTAGTTGAACACCTCAGAATCCCTTGACGCAGGGGAGTTATAGATGTTCTGGACGAACCACTTCTGGATGCATGCGTCAATTGCGTCCACCTTGGCGGGAGCTTGGGATTGGGATTGGGATGCACCGAGCTTGTTAGCCATATCGGAGACGTCCCTCACAGGAGCCATCTGCTCGGCGTTACCAGGATCAGGCGCTTTAGCCATCAGTCACACTCCTATTAGGTAGGTTACGGCGGGAGGATACGGATTGGATACAAGGCCAGAGCTTGACCTTCCAGATCTCCAGGGTCTTTACGAATAAGACCCTCAACCCAGATCCTATACACCTGACCCCCTAAGTCCAGGTTATTGTTCATCTGGTCATTGATCTTCAGAACACCTTCCACCGCATCGATCAGGTTATTGAGAATTGATGCTCCTATCAGGTCATCAGTATCAGCCCTTGCATAGATGAAGAGCATCACCTCCCACTCAGCTCTCCGTGGTAGTCCTAGCCCGGTCGATCTGGGACGTTCGCTATGCTCAACCATGTAGAGTGCAGGCTGCATCTCAGGAGATACTTCATCCCACAGCTTGAGCTTGCGAGACATGTGATTGAATGGGCCATTAGGAGCCAACATCGTCTGGAAGACGCTGAACAGCGCAGTCATCACGCTCTCACGGCCTGACGGCGGAAAGCTCAATCTTGTGACCGTGCTACTCACGAAGTGCCTCCGCTTCTGCCGCTCTGCAAATGTCGTAGAACTCTTGTCTGTGCTGTTGTATAGTTCCGAAGATGAAATGCTTACCACGGATGGTAGCACCTGGCCAGAATACGTGTGCGAAGAAGTCGTTGCCTATCGCACCACGCGCTCCGAAGACAAACGCTAAGGCTGCCCCTTTGACTGGTGAGATCTCACGTCCTCCAATAGTCCCACCAAACTCCTGGATCGCAGCGTATTCTACCCCTTCTGACCTGATGTTGACTAATACAGTCTCGCCACTAGTTGTGACGCTTGATACGATTGATGCAGCTAACCTTCCTGTTCTCCTACCTGCAGAAGCTGCAGCAATATCGCGCATCTCCATAGCCCACGTAGTCAGACGGCTCCTCAGTAGGTTGAGAAGCTTGGCATTAGCACCGTTAAGGCGTGCTACTATTGTGTCTGTGCCTTGCAGCTCGATGGTTATGCTGTCACTCATTGATTGGATTGCCTACTCGGGTATCACTGATCTGTAAGGTGCAATGGCTTCAAGAACGTATGACGGGATACCTGATCCAGCACCTCCTGCTCCACCACTTAGAGCGTCGTACGTGACGCTCTCTTGTGCTGCTAGACTTCGACTCCGTTGACCTGGATGCATACGCCTATTGTAACTCAGTGCTACCAGCTCCCACGTAGCTTGCTCTACTCCGTACGGGCAGTAGCTGTAATTGATGATCAATTGATGACCTGCATCTGCAGGTGAAAACTGATAGCCTCCTGGGACTGTAGGATCCAGACAATACGTTGCTATTAAGACGGGAGGAGAAACTGTTGTTATGGACAGAGGATTTCCAGTGTCGGCGTACTGCACACCGTTGTCAGCGATCCAGATACCGTAAGGCATCTCGAGCGTATGTGTAGCGCCCGTATTATCAGGCGTGTAAGTCTCTGACTGGAGATATCCTGCAGTGTAGTCAATACGGCAATTCAGATTGCCTCGGCGGAAACCGAAGCTATTGAGCTGTACGCTCTGATGCCTGCCTGGAGGAATACCATTCCACGGATCTACTATCCAGCCAGCACTAGGAGGTAAATAGGTAGGAGCTGATGCACCCACAGGCAACGGTGTTTGGGTCTGCACCATAGGTATCTGCATATTGTCGACTGTTACGTTCGACACATTGGTAACTGGCCAGAATCTTGTGAAGCGAAAGGTGTTGTTCTGACCATCAAAGATGTCAGTGTACTTCTGGCTGATGAATGAGCCTCGCTCAAGACAGCCCATAATGAGGCTGCTCTGAGACTTAATGAACATGTTGAGCATGGTGTCAGTCTGGGAGGTGCTTGTAGCAAGCCCCATGTAGTCCTTCATCCGTTGTAGCGTAGTTAGGTCTAAGCCAGCCATCAACTAAAGCCTTTACCCTTATGTTGGTGGGAAATGGGTCCCCCTTGGGAGGCGGAGGACCCATCCCCTCATTCCTTGGCTTGCCGCTTCGTATAGCCGACTACGAAACAGTATTGCTAAGGTTTGAGATCACCCCCATGGCGAACGGTGCGTAGACACCAAGCACCTCTTCCATGTAGATGCCATACTCACGCTGCCTGGTACGAAGTGGCCAATCGACCCTGTAGTAATCCCTCCGGAGGAGCATCTCTGCCACGTTTGGGATTTCGTTCGACTGATACCAAGGCGGCAGCTTCTCACAGTACCCAAGAACCGTCCCCGGCGGGACATCTGGATGAAGCTTGACCGGCAGCTTGTAACCACCGTCCGGTGCGAACGGGTTGTAGTAGAAGTCGATCACACCACCAGCCACGATTCCGTAAGCCTCACCAGGAGTAGTAGGCGCCTGGTAACGGAGCAGTGGCCCAGAGGATGATGTCAAACATCCAGCAGTGATGTTCTTCTGCTCTTGGCTGTTCACATAGAGCACCGTGGGGCCGAGATTGAACTGATCCCACATGGTCTGAAGCATTGCATCGATCTCGTTGATCGATCCACGGCCACTTGAGTGAAGTCCCTGCCCGTTAGCCACGTAGTTGACGTACGGATTGGCTGCTGTATTCCCACTGACGAAGAATGGATCGGATCCATTCAAGGCCACAGTAAGCAGTCCGTCAAAGCCGAGACTCACGTTACGACTGCAATCAGCGGTGACAGCAGTACCATTCTGACGGCCTGCAGTAAGCGGTGCTGAGAACGTTGCGTTAGACTGTCCAGTGATTGCCTGGAGAGTCTCGTTACCAGCACCGACTCCGACGAACCAAGCCCAAGCCACAGCACCTTGGATCGAGGCCACCGAGACACTGAGGATCTGACCAAGTGTGACTGCCTGGGAAGCCGCAGCACTCTTCATGCCGCTGCCGCCATTCAGAGTGTACGTCTTGCCGTCCGCTCCAGTAATTGTCTTACTGGTTGCAACACCACCGCTGAGACTGCTGTTCTTGTAGCCTTCAAGAGTCAGCGGTACAGCAATGATGCTATAAGTAGCAGCTGGCAACGTCCCCGTCGTCCCTGCTACCGCCGCCGTAGGAGCTGCTGCCGGAGTCCCCAAGGCCAGAGTTGCATTACCACCGAGGATGGCAATCTCTTCCTTGCGCATGGTCTTCTGTAGCAAGCGGAAGGTAACCATGGCGTTCTCGTCTTCAAACCCCTCAGCCGCAGCTTCGGCTTCGAAGGTCAGGAAGTCTTCTTCGCCAAGGGTCACATAGCTGGCAGCGCAGTTTGCAGTCTGGTACGACATTGTACCACTACGCTGGCCTTCAGGTACCCATCCCATCGAGTCCCAGCCGCTCCCAAGCAGACTGGTTACACGCTTCCACCGTGCTGCGTCACCGGGATCCGGTCGCTTGACACGGGGTACCGAGTTACGGAGAGGCGTGATGGTAGGATAGATGTTCTTCGCAGGTGCTTGCAGATCATACCATGTCAAACCAGTTGACATGGTTACGCCCTTCTGCAGGCTTCGACCAAAGCGATCCGTCGGCGTGCCCAGTGAACCCTTCATCATTGCCAGGGTTTCCTGAGTGACCGACATCCCGCCCAATGCATTCCACGGATCCATTTCCGGGGTCCTTCTACATGGGTTGATGTTACGTTCACGTACTCGTTTGGATGCGTAAGTGGATCATTGAGTTTCCGTCCCCGGTCACTCCATATGAAACACTGGCTGAGCCAACGATAGCTTGATCAGTTCTTTTGCCCGGTCCGTCTCGCTCATCTTACTCAGACGATCGTTGTACGCCGTAACAATAGCCTGATCATCAAGTGAGAGCTGGCTATTCCCACTCTGACTTCCGACGTCTTGCCCTTTGGCAATCGCCGTAAACTTGGTCACTCCCTTACCAGGCATAGGCATGTCTTTCAATGCCTTCACCTGTTTGACAAGATCTGTGACGACAGTCCCAATCTTGCCGAGCTGGAACTCCAGGCCGTTCGTCTTGCCAAGGAGCTTCAGGATAGGTACTGGAAGGTTCGTATTCTCGAGTGTGAGATCGCTATCTGTTAGGTTCTCGAGATTCTTCCTGAGAGGTGAGCTAGCTGCGAACGCCATCTTGGCTGCTTTGCAAGTCGCACCCATAGCACCAAGGTGGTCATGTGCTGTCTTCAGGCGAGCCTTGTCAACAGCGGCTAACTTGCCCATATCTCCATCACCTACGCACGCATCCCCACCGCTCGCGGCAGCAACGTGATCGTGGGCTGACTGTACATGCATCATCTGCTCGTCAGTCAACTTGCTGGCTGCCTTGCTGAGCTCGTCATGGAAGGCTTCTGGCAGTCCCTCGATGCTCCTGAGTGCCTTGCGATAGTCGACGTTCATGTTCTCGGCAACGTTCTTGATGACCACGATAAAGTCCGCGCCGACGTCATCCTCCACCTCCATGTCCTCACTCTGAACATCAGTACCAGACATGATCTCGTTGACTTCCTCCTGCACCATCGCAAGGAGGAACTTGCACAACGTATCGAGGGCTTCCGTAGCAGCTTGTGGAAGACTGCTGCCGTCTTGCTCGATAGCCTCCTCCATAACGATGCACTCTTTGACCCACTTCAGCTCGTCGATGATGCAAGCAACACGCCCGATGTCGTATAGGGTCTTCTCGATCAGGCTTGACTTCTTTACTGGGACTTTGGCACCGCCTTGCTGAGCGGCTTGTGTAGTGTCTGCGGTATCGTCACCTGAACTGGCACCGCCTCGATTACGTCTGATAGGTACCTTAGTCCCAGCGGTCCCAGCAGTGGGAGATGTTTTGTCGGGAGTTGCAGCCTTGCCCGTAAGAAGTTCGGAGAGCTCGTCAACAGCCGCATGAGCGGCGCTGGAAGCTTTGTTGACCGAGTCGTCAACGTCGAGTTGCTGATTATGCTTGATTGCATCAGCCTTTCGAGTGAAGGTCTTGCCGTCCTTCGCTTTCCATACCTGCGAAACTTCTTCACCGTTCGCGCCCTCGTTAGTGGTACCATCGTCCTTACGAACGTTGCCTGGGGGGTCTGCTGATGCTTGGAAGCCCATGTCTTCGTCTTTGTTGCCCGCTCCGGGATCCACATCGACTGGATCCATCGTGGCACCTTGGTACGGACGGTCAGTATTTGTCCGCTTGTCCGTATAGCTGCCAGTCAAGTCGGCCTCAGGAGGCCTGACGGTCTTTGCAGGAGGATCGCTAGGCTTGATCTCGCCACTGAGACCCTCCTTCTTCAGAGTGTCACCGCTATTATTGCTGCCTGGAGCATCAGAAAGGGCAGGGGCTATGCTCGCGAACGCCCGGTTTTCTTCAGCGCCATCAGCCTTGATGAACTGGAACGTAGCGCCTGGCACACACGGCAAGTCCACAAGAGACACCTCACTCGGTTCAGCAGTGTACCTGATGAGGCGTGGATTATCACGATCCGTCCAACGCTTGACGTATCGGCCTCCGACGGAGAACCCCGTGTAAACGCCCTCCTCCACCTTGCGCCACTCGTCGTCGTCAACAATGCGTGCGAGACCTCCAATGGCTCGCCCGTTGTCGTCGAAATCCAAGGGCTGGCATACCAGACCAGCGGCGACATTTTTATGCATCGCCCTGATGTTGCCGAAGTTCTTACCACCGGATGCTCCGTACATATCCTCAGACCACTTCATAAACAGTGGCTTTGAGGTTGTGTAGTCCATGATCTCGCCGGAGCGGTCGCCGAATTCCTCGGTGAACTTCCCGTACACCGTCCGGTTGACCGCGTCCACCTTCGTGATAGGTAGGAAGACACTGAGGTTCATGTTAGTAGTCCCTTTTGCTGGTGACGTCTCCGTCAGTGGTCACTTATCGAGCCCTTCTCGCGCTTATGAATCCTTGAGCAGTCACAGTACCACTAGCGAAGGTGGCTTGAGCTAGGAGAAAGACGTTAGTCGTAGCACTCACATTGACTCTGGTCATACCGGTCTGGATAGTCTGAACCTGCGCTGAGGTGTAACTGACACGTATCTGAGTCGCAGCACCGTTTCCTGCAGCGAGCTGAGCAGCTGTCGGTAAAGTAGCCGATGTAGTACCGACCGCTGCGCTCAAGCTGCTGGGGGCAGCTGAAGGCGTAAAGATGATCTGACCCCAGACGTCCCAATCACCTGCCGTTAGGGCTAGAGTGGCAAGATTTAGAGCGGTTGCCGTTGTTAAGCTTGTAGCAGTTGGCTGACTTGCTGAGAGAAACTCGCCTACAACGCCTGCTGCTGCGCTATCAGCAGCGGCCGTCCCTCTAAGGTTCAAGACGCCAGTCATACTGACGCCGCCCGCTAGAGGAACGTAGCTGCCTAACGATGCAGTGACATTGGCTGCAGTCTGATAACCGCTTGGGTTAGTTGCATTGTATGGCGTGAATGTGAGGGCACTAGTGACGTCGCCTGACGTTAGTGTGATTGCACCAGTGCGAGTATTGAATGACTGAACTGGAGCTGCTGCGGCTGCTCCTGCCGCGTTCACAAAAGCTGACGGGTTGCTAGCTGCGTAGCGGCTAGTATCTACGGGGTGTACGTGGTCTGAGCGCGCCCAAGTAGTCCCTGTTCCTACTGCGGCCGTCCCATCCATGCTCGGGGTAGTGCTTGAAGCAGCTGGAAGGCTTGTTGTTAGTGCATACGGGCCAAGAGTTGTGGTGACTTGAGCAGCAGTCTGGAAGCCGCTTGGGTTCGATGCAGCATAGCGGCTTGTGTCACTTGGATGAACATGGTCGCTCCGAGCCCATGTAGTGCCGGTACCAATCGCTGCAGTACCATCCATCGAGGGCGTTGTGCTAGATGCAGCAGGTACTGTCGGAATATCAGTTAGATAGGCGAGCGCCCCTTGAGCGATAGTATTGACGTAAGGATAGATTCGGCTACCTTGCCAAGCGAACTGGTAGTTGGCATTATTCGCCCCCATCGTGGGGAAACTGATACCTGGAGCAGGGAAGGCCGATGATGGCGCTGGAACGAGAATTAAGTTATCTGTTCCGAGTGTAGCGATGTTTCCGGCATTAGCACTAACTGCCGATGGCCCCGCTGGGCCAGTAGCTCCTGTAGTCCCAGTCGCACCTGTGGTTCCTTGCGGGCCTTGCGGGCCTGTAGCTCCAGGAACGCCTTGTGGGCCTACGTTTCCTTGAGCTCCTGTATTTCCCGTTGGACCTGCAGGACCCGTTGCTCCAGCCGTACCAGCAGCACCTGCTGGCCCTTGTGGGCCAGTCAAGCCAGTAGGACCTACACCACCTTGAGGTCCTTGAGCCCCTGTAGTGCCAGTTGCACCAGCATCACCCTTCGGGCCAGCTGCACCTACAGATCCTGCGGGACCTATAGCCCCAGTTGCCCCTGTAGCCCCTGTAGCCCCAGTAGTTCCTTGGGGTCCTTGTGGTCCTATTGTACCAGCAACACCTTGAAGACCTTGTGGGCCTATAGGCCCTTGTGGACCAGGAGTTGTCGAGCTTGGCCCGATGGGTCCTACAGCACCATCTATACCAGATGTACCTTGAGGGCCCTCAGGGCCTTGAGGGCCGGCTGGACCTACTGGACCCGTTAGGCCTATTGGACCTCTAGGACCCGCATCGCCGGTACCGACAAGACCAACGAGCTGCTCCATAGTAGCGCTGTACGGAGTATCATCCCCCAGCCTCACGACAGGGAATAAGTCAGCCGGCTCCAAGGTGCCGATGTTGGTCGCTTCACTTATCTTGATGTCGGCCATTTTACATCAGCCCCAGTTCAACCTGCCCTTACCATTCTCGGCTTCGAAGCTTCCGCCTCCGCTCTCCAGGCCTAAAACTTGAGAGGGCTCGCTACCTTTCGGCCAGAAGACATCGCCCCACAAGTAGACGTCCGCGCTAGCCTGAATGCCTTGAGGAGTAGTCAGACTGAGGAAGAAGCATGGAACGTCTGTCTCACTCCACGTCCACGTTGACTCTGGAGAGTGCATCACTAAGTCAAGAGCAATATGCTCACCTATAATAGCAGCATACGACTGAGTAGCAGGAACGATCATGTTACCTCCCTTATTAGGGGCAGTATAAATACCTCCTACGGCCTTGTCTAAAGGGTTGGTAGAATTGACAACCGTTGCTCGAGTTATACGGAACTTGACCCCGGCAGGGACGTTTATATCGATATCCTGGTCGGCAGTACTGTTGAAGTCTACCCCTATAGTATGGCCGAGATGTTGAGGTATAAAGGGAATGCACCCCATGTTCAGCATGTCTACTGCGTCGCCCTTTGGCAACTGATCCAGCGAATAGGGAATGAAGCCGAACGCATCAGCAGTATACACATTGCCGCTGCTACACTGCACTATCACACCTATGGACGGGGCCATCAGGAAAACTGTGCGGGGAGATGGCACTGCTGTTCTCCTACTGCTTAGCGGTACTGCTAGTAGTTCCGGGACTTACCGGAGATGCGAATCTGGGGCTGGTTCTGCCCAAGCCACCCTTACCACGCCCTGCCGTCCCTTTTCCTCCAGCTCCCGCGCCAGACGAGCCATTTCCTCCTCCCGGGGCTGAGGAGGCTCCGGCTGCACCGCCGGCTGCCAAAGCGGCCACCGCATCAGGCCCAGTGAGGGCCCCAATTGGGACAAAGCCAGAAGTCGTTGCCAGCATCGGTTGATCCGCTGCACCTCCCATTGGGAGCTTACCTCGCTCTTTGCGGATTTCATCGATGGCAAAGATTCCTGACTTGACATAGCCTGTATCTATCTCCATCTGTGCTTTGGGATCTTGCTCACGATCCTCCAAGAACACGAACTCCAGTTCAGGGTGCTTTAGATCAAACCGCAAGATTTGATCCATCAAACCCTTCCACCATCTCTGAGAAGGAGCCAAGCCCTCTTCCAGAGCACGCGACCTCGCACTGCCAGCAGTAGCACGATTAAGATGAGTGACAAACGGTTCAGGAGAGATGGAGAAGATGAAGCAGATGACTCTGGCGAGCCACTCATCGTAGTCATCCTTCAAAGGCGGCTCTTTCGTCTCCACGTACTTGAATTGGCCGGGCATGAACCGAACCTTACGACGGTTCATCAAGTTGCCTGACATCAGTCCGTCAAACCATGACTGGAAATCACGAATGTTCTGGAGATTCCACGCCTCGGGCAACCCTACGAACGCGTCAGGAGTACTGCCAGCCAGGTAATAATCCAGCTGATATACAGCTCGCCTTATCGCGGTATTGACGGTAACCACCACCTGCTCGACAGGAGACATGCCGTAAACATGATCGCTACGAACATTGCGAGGCATATATAGGAGCTCGGACGCCGTGTAATTAGCAGACGGTACGCCATGGAGGATTTGCTGGTAAGCAGGATCACCAGGATTAGTAGGGCGACGACCAGTAGCGTCAAGGAGAGGGAAAATAGTACTGCCGTCAATAGGTTCAAGCGCATACAGATCTCCACCACGTGTCATACGCTTGTACAACGTGGCTGCATCGATGACGAACATGTCTTCGTTGACACACCGCATCCACTGATCCCACGTATGCTCCTTGTCAGGATACATGAGGAAATCAGTCATAGTACGGATGTCTGTCTTCACACTGTCCGGCAGCTTGAGAGTGTTCAGCTCAGATCTCTGGATACTCGTCGGCCTGTTTCCTGAAGGAAGACCGAATGTTGGACCTGAGTTTGGAGAACTTGCACCAGAATCAGGATCTTCACCAGCCAACTTGCCCACATCGCCTGCGATTACGTTCATTCCTCCTTCTTGACCTACTGATTCTCTAGGGCGAATAGCCCAGTCTAATGCAGCGATTTGGTCCTTTCTGGCCTCAATTACGCCACGCAGTACATCGCAGTTCTGCGCCAGTTGACGTAAGTCGTCGAAGCTGACAGCTTCTTGAGAGCGTGGGTTGTAGTTGAGGTTGTAGCCCGTCTGGTAGTGAAATCTACGCCCTTTGGCGCCTTCATCTTCTCCTTGTCCAGTAAACGGAGCCAGCGGTTGCCACGGACCGAACCAGTTCTGAGGTCCTACCCCTGTAATAACGTAACGACTAGCAGCCACCACTCGCTGCACGAACGAAGGTATGACAGGACTGATTCGTCCTACTGGACCTGCTGGACCTACGGGCAGACTAGGCAACAGTCTCACTCCCCTCAAGTTCGATCACGTAGAAAGCATCGCCATCGTTCACTGCACCTTTTGGATCTGTTCCACCACGATAGCGGATTACTCGCTGCGCTACAGGCTGGCTAACCCACTGATCCCATACTAGCAGTCCATCACTATTAACGGCGATCAGGATCGCTGCGTGACTTCTTCCGTCGGTAGCGTTCTCATAGCGGCCGGCCTTACTGAATGTAGCAATTGCAGTGCCAGGTACATGATTTCCACCACGCACCTGAGCACCTCGCCTCCAAGCCGACGTAGGAGGCGCTCCCGTTACCTCACGAACATAAGCAACACAGTGGCCATTTGGGACCACACTCCCAGCGAGTCGCTCTTGTCCTTGGGCAACGAAAGCCATCAGACCTATGCCTCCCTCTGAGGCTTGTTCTCAACTTGAGCTTTTGCCTCATCAACGTTGAGACCGGATCCAGTCGCCATATGCTTAACAACCTGAGTCAGCAGCATCTTAATGTGCTGGAGCTCTCCCTCGATACGCCTAAGGCGTTCATCAGCAGGCAGTACTTGCTTGTCTGCGCTCTCGCTCATGGTTAGTAGATCCTTCCTCCTCCAAATATTAGTACAAGCAAGACAATGATTAGGACCACTCCTACGATCCCCAGTCCTTGATGTCCGTAGTAACCTCCCCGATAGCCGTAGAAGCCACCACCACCGAACAGAATCACGATAATGATGATGAGCAGCAAGAGGTTCATGCTAGTAACCATCCATGCCTAGCTAAGCCCACGAGGATGATGATCAGGCAGACCAGCACAATGACAAGTTTCAAGATCGGATCGATCAGCACTGGACCTCGCGCAACGATAATGATCAGGTCGACTAGCCAGCATGCCAGCCAGGCGATGATCGCGTAGACAATCGCCTTCTCTTGCATCACTTACTTCCTTTCTTACGTTCGTCAATTCTTGCAGCAAGGGACGAAGTAGGGAGCGTAGTAGGAAGTTCAGCTGGTGCAGGCGTTCCCCTCTGAAACTCTCCGCACCAATCGTAAGCGTCGACTAAAGGAGCAGACATGCGTGCGGGGTTATGTACCGGACGAGGCGGATAGCGACGACAGAAGAACTTCGTATAGCCGTCTGGGTAAACCTGAGCGTACCGACAGACTACACAAAATTCCGCAGCGGTTTCGGGATCTGTTTCACTCATTTCCAGACTCCGGCGGTGGTGGAGGAGGACCTCCGTTGCCATTCCTCGCAGCTAGTAACAATGCCAAGATAGCTGCCAGAACTTCTGCCCAGATCTCTCGAACCTGTGCACTGACGTTCTCACAAGCACCTATCTCGTACCGGCCAGATAGTATCAGCCAGAAACAGCCAGTGCCCGCTATCACAGTCATCATCAGCTCGGTCACGATCACGATAGCGAGCAACCAGAAGGCCGCCTTGAGCATAGAGAAGGGAGGACGTGCCATTACGTCTGACCATACTAGTTCCCTCACTATCCTCCCAAATAGCGTCGCCATATGGCGCGCACTCGCTTGATGAATGCGCGCCACATGTCGATTAGTCCTAGTCTCAGCCCGCTCAGGCTTTCGGCTGAGCGACAGGCGGACGGCCCGGAAGAGTCGGCAACTGCACCGGGATCTCAAGGCTCGGATCCAAAATCACCCAGCGGTAGCCGACGCCGACCACCCATGCGAAGCAGATGATCTTACCGCCGATCTCAGGAGGGAGCGGAGGCCATACGGCACCAGGCGGCAACACGGGCAACTGACCAGCGGAACCACTACCGCCGGGCAGACCCTGATCCGGAGCACCCGGTGGCACTGGATAGATCGGATGAGACGGATGTACAGGAGCAGGTGGAGGCCAGATGCCGAGCGGCGGCAGCACTGGCAACTGGTCCGGATGCACCGGAAGACTCGGAGGCAGGCCTTGATCGGGCCTCCCACCTTCATCCACTCCATAACCTGGATCCACTGGACGACTTGGTCTCGCTGGCAAGTGTGCCGGATAGTCAGGTGGAGTCGGCAGTGGATGGCCAGCCGTCGGCGGCAGAGTGTTATCGATCACCGGTGGGAGTGGGAACCCCCAGCCTGGGTCAACCGGACCCTGGATCGGTGGCCAGACATGCGGAGGACGAGGAGGACGCGGGAGTCCTTGACCAGGTCGCTCGATCCCGACACCCCAGCCTGGATCGACCGGCACGTCGATGCCAGGAAGTCCCTGATCGGGATGCTCAATCCCGATCCCATAGTCAGGATCTACCGGGCCTTCGCCAGGAGGCAACCCCTGATCGGGACGATGCCCCGGACGTACTACACGAAGAAAACCTCTAACCCACGGCATTATGTGATGTCCTTTCAGACCAGTTGAGGACGCAGCCAACTAGCTAACTGCGGCCAAGGTTACGCACGATCAGCCCTCCCATCGGATCGCACACCAGATCCTCTAGGCTTTCGCTAAAGGCTTCGAACTCCCGGACGCTTAGTGGTCGTCCGTCTTTGAAGGCTTCCCTCATAGCGTGCCAAGCCTTCAATCCTGTGATGTTGCCTTTCAGAGCAGCATCAACTACAGTCACGACCTGCTCAGTAGTAACATGTCCATGCATGTTAGGTCCTAAGCTCACGTAGCCGGTCCCTAGGAGTAAAGGGTCCCCGGATAGTTGAACGAGCTCGCTCACGAGCAGCAGCCTCTGCACGCTTGAGCTCGTCCTTGTAGAAGTGTAAGAACCCTTGACCTGGGATCGCTGGCTGCGCAAACGCATTGATCACAGCATCACCCTTGTCGGGAGATCGCCCTAGACGATCCTTGACTTTCTTCTTATCCTCTACTTGGATTCCTCTGACAGTAAGAGTCCAGCGAGCAGTAGCAAGATCAGCCGCCAGTTCGCTATCGGGAGGTAGAGCAATCTCCAGCCCAAGTGATGGATCCAAAGCCTCTCTAAACAGCCAGATCCATTCGCTGCGGGCATTGTAAAACCCTAACGTACCGGATCGATCTGTGGCTACTGACTTGTCAGCTCCATTCATCGCAACAATGTCAATCCCGCGGAGTCTTCCCACATCAACAGGCGACGATCCCACACCGACGACGTCGACCTTGATCCGCCACTCTGAAAATCCGAACTCGACGACCTTGTTAATGACAGCTGGACCATCAGGAGTATCAGCGCCAGGTACAAGACGAAGACTAGCAAACCAACTACCACGTCTCTCGCTAAAGACCGTCTTGTCACGGCCACCACGAGACACGTCAACACCCACATCCCGACTACCAGGTAGGTCAGCACTAAACCCCCTAGTGATGTCAAGGTTACCGTAGGTGTTGTAATTCAGTTTGCGTTGGTCTTCTGATAGTAATGCTGACGTATCTACCCCAACTCCTGCCTGTTGAAAGAACTCCTCAAGACTACGCGGTTGCGTCTTGGGGATATCAAGGTCTGGTATGTCGTCAGGCCTCAGCGCTTGCTTGGGCTCAGTTGCCTCTTCTACTTCCTCGCTATGTTGAGCCTCTGTGCCTCGCTCCTCCTCACGGAGTGTCGAATCAAGTATCGCGGAGCGTCCGGAGGGAGGGGATGAGTTCTTTACGGGGATTTCTGATACACTATCCGCGATTTTTGTGCCTGCTTTTGCTGTCGCAGCTGTGTCCTTACGTTTGATGAGCTTATGGAGGTATTCTTCATAGGTCGGGGCCCAGCGCGCTTGCGCAGCTAAAATCCACGCTGTGGGGATTACTTGCCATTCATCGTCGTCTTCGCCTATCCCGAAGTCGCCTTGCAGCATACGAGACCGTAAGGGCTCGGGTAGCGCTTGTAGGATGCTTAGGTACCCGGATGACATCAGGTACGGGTTGTCTTGAATGCGTGCTCGAATGAAGGTGCGCGACCTCGGGAATACTTCAGTCTCGAGGTTGTTAATCTCCATGTAGATCGGGTCGCTCGAGCTGACTTCTACATCCTCACCTTCACTGTTAGTGATGAACCACCTCAATTCGCCTGATTTGGCCGGATTTGGGTGGTTAGGATTGAGCCAGGGCCCCCAATATTCGTTAACCCACTGCCCCTCGGCGCTAGTTGGAGGGTTACCAGCAGCGATTACTCTGGTGCGGTAATATTCTCCTGTAGCTGGGTTGACTTTGGTAGTACGATTCCAACCTGTGAGGAACTTGTACTGCCGCTTCGTGAAGTGGGTGATCTCGTCAAACCCCTTCAAGTCATGCGGTCGCCCCTGATACTTCTGCTCATCGCCTTCGAACTGACATGCACCAAACTCGATGGAGTTGCCAGTCTTGAAGCGCCATAACCAGTCTGAACCGTTGTACTTGCCGATGTCGTAGTACAGCTCCCCGCTTCGATCTTTGATGCCCTTCAGCTGTTGGAACTCCCGCCTGAAGATGATTGATCTCCAGTGGGCTTGTAAAGCTGTCCCCAGCAGCAGATCGGTCTTACCACCGCCGGCGGCCCCGCCATAGAATAGCTCGTCAGCTAGCGAGTTGAAAGCATCTGTTTGGGGCCCCGGAAGAGGAGTCCATGTAGGCACCTCGATGCCTGACAGCAGTGCATCTACCTCGCGCAGCTCGCCAGGAGTCAAGTAGCTCAGAAGATCTTGCAGTTCATTTGACATCAGTTGTTTGAGGTGTTAACCAGCCTTTCTGCTTCTAGCTTTGTCAAGCAAGATAGCAAGTCGTCGGGCTCTGTCGCTGGCACTCAGTGTTTGGTTGTCATGTGGTTGTTCGCTAGTTGGTTCTGTCTTTGCTGATACTGTGCTGGCCTCTGCGCGCTTGGAAGGCGAACTCAAGTATGCTATATTTTGGCTGCCAGTAGAGTCACCTGATCTAGGCGTTGAAGCTAGAGCACGTTGTGAATTGGAGTTATGTTGTGTGGATGTTGGGTGTAGACCAATGCTGATACGTTGTAGCTGTGTGGTGAGCTTGAGGGCTTCTAAGGCAGTCTTAGGAGTGAGACCCTTCCAGAACAGAGGTTCACCCTCGCCGTCTAGGAAGTACGGCTTGAAGTTAGGGTTGCTTGGATCGGGATTCATGAATGCTAAGAGCTTGCCGTACAGAGCATGAGCGTCACTGAAGTGGGTGTTCTCCAGCTGTAGAGCCATCATGTCACGACTCTTCTTGATTGAGTCGAGGTAGAACATGTCATGCGAGCGAGCTCGCCAATCCCAATGGTAAAGGTAGAACCATTCGACGAACTCGTCGTGTGACGCACCGTGTAAAATGTCTTGCTTGGCTTGGTTGAACGTGCTAGTAGGGATGAAGCCAGAGCCTTCTAGAGGGCCCGTCGTTTGATGATCGGGGTGGTTGTTGTTGTGGGGGTGGTTGTGGTGGTGGTTGAGTGACTGTGGGCACCGGATGGCAGCGATACGCTGTTGCAAGTTAAGGTTGTTGCTCAGTACGAACAGCTGACGCCCTCCGGTAGTACCTTGCTCTAGGTACCCTTGAAAGGCCGTATAGGCATCAATCGGTTCGCAAGGGAGTTTCTGCCAGAATGGGTGACCCTCAGGCGTCATCGGGTACCCCTCGTCGTAGCTTAGAGGGGTGTACGCTTTCTGGAGGGCTCGGTGATTGAGGATCAGCTGAGGAAGCCGATGGTCTTCACTAATAGATGCAGGTTGGGAGATTGGGGATGAGTTGTTTTCTACTTCCCCCTCAGACCTGATGGAGTCCCCGACCCCTTGTGGCTCCGAGTCTGTTTCTTGCTCGTCCGCACTAGGTGGATTCGAGCTGTCTTCGTCGAGGCTCGAGTCCCTCTGTTGCCTCGCTTGCTTCTGGTTCCTCGAGACATTCTGCGCTCCCTGTGAGTGGGTTATCGCATAGTTGGCTAACGCCTCTTCCATTGAGGATGCGTTAGTTAATGATTGCAGCTCGTCTGGGGTAATGGGATTGAGGACGCCTTTGAACAAGTCTGCTGGGTTTAGCTTGTCCGCCCTATGGTACCCTTCCGGGAGATTCAGGGGGTTGATTGGCACATAGGTGCTCGCTTGGCGCATGATTTGCGCCTTAGTAGGCAATTCGTTGTTATTGTTTGGGTCGTAGTATGGCCCAAATTGCGACATGTCGATATGGTGCCTCTGGCTAGTTTGATAAATTATACGCGATGGCCACAGGACTTAGCAAGAGGCTTTAACATTAAATTTTCTTCATGTTATATCAAGCTGTCTATGCTGTGCCCCTCCTTTTTGTACGTCCGGTGGATTTTTGGTTAAACCGTCCAGGCGCGGGCGTTTCGGACGTTTTCGGTGGGGTTTTTAACAGAAAATTATGAACAATAATTAATGTACATTAACAATTGTTCATGTGATGTTTTAATAAAAGGGGGGTATTATACCCATATTGAGTAATGACGCTCAATAAAGAGAAAGTAAGGTAATAAAATGTCCTACGATATCGATTATGAGATTCCGGTTACAAATTCGGATATTATGTCCGAAATTGGGAATCTCTCCACAATGTCCTCAAAAATTAGATACCTTGCTCAAAAAGGTTACACCAGATCAGAAATTTCGAAAAAACTCAATATTCGTTACCAGTGGGTCAGAAATGTTCTAATCACACCAATCAAATCATAATTGAGATTGGGGGGTCAGAAATGATCCCCCTTTCTTTTTCCTCACAGGATCTCAATAATGAGACAACTGCTCAATAACCACCCCCGTTCTCAATTCCCGGAATGCGCAGACAATCCCTTTTTTGAGATTGCGGTACGGACCCCCTGGGCCCAAGAAGCCCTGGGACCGGTTCGGACCGGGCGGGCGTCTGCGCCCCGCGCGTAGTAGAGGCCCGGGCCGTCTCGGAGCGCCAAAAAATGAAACCATGGTTGACCGGTACGGACCGTGAACCCCGATCGAGGAGACTGTTGGCCCCCTGGGGGACCGTGCAAGACTATTCCGAAACATTAACAAAAATTAATTAGGTGTTCTGCAGGACAACATTATATTATATATTTGTAAATTAGGAATGGGTCCTAAATTTACAAATAGGCAAAGGACAAAGA